GTTATTATGGAAAAGATAGCACAGTTACAAGCAGAGCAAGATAGTTCTTTAAAAAGGATAATTGAAATAGAGGGTGTTGAATATGGATTCCATCCGAATTTGGATGATATTACTCTTGGTGAGTATGCCGATTTAGAAACTTTTATAAAAATGGGAATAGAGCAGCACCTACCAGAAGTTATGGCAGTTTTATATAGACCTGTAGTAGAAAAAAAGAATGAGGTTTATACTATTGAAAAGTATGGAGGGGATTTAACTATACGAGCCGAACAGATGAAAAAGATGTCAGCAGAACAGGTACAAAGTGCTTTAAGGTTTTTTTTTGCTTTCGTGAGCGCATTGTCAGTGATTTCGGAATCATATTTGACCAAGAAGCTGAAGGAAATGAAGACTCAATAGTCAGTGAAAGTGTAGGAGAGAAGTGGGGATGGTTCGGTGTCATGCACCGATTGTGTAATGAACAGATTGTAAACTTAGAAAGGATAACAAACTTAGGGCTTTTAGAATGTTTAACATGGCTCAGTTATGAAACAGATTTGAACGAAAGTCAAAAAATGAAATTAAATGGTAAGCAACAAAACTTATAATAACGTACTCAATACTCTTTTGAGAATGGCAGAGTATCATGAACAGATATACTCTACTTCTGTAGGAGACATATTCAGTATAGATTTGGAAAAGGAGACTAAATTTCCATTAATCCATTTCAATCCAACGTCAGTATCAACAGGAGATACAACGCTTACTTACAACTTTCAGATATTCATTATGGATATGGTAGATGAGAAAGCAAACTGGACTGAGAATAATGCAGACGCTAACTTTACTAAACTTTACAAAACTTTAAGTAATGAGCAAGATGTGTTTAATGAAACACTACAAATAGCAACTGACTTTATTGGTATGCTTAGACATTCAGAAAGACAATCATTAGAAGGAGTAGATGATATTAATGCACCTATATACTTTACAGATGACCAATTTACAATAGAGCCATTCCAAGAAAGGTTTGACAATTTATGTTGTGGATGGGTGTTCTCAATTAATGTATTAGTTCTAAATGACTTCCAGACTTGTAAGATACCTGTAGAAAGAAAAGGAGCTGGGTACTAATGGAATTTAAAGTAGGTAAATATAAAATAATAATAGGATTTTTCAAAATAACAATTAAATTATAAAAAATGGCAGATTTAACAACAACAATCACCGACTCGGTTTTATTAAATAATTCGGTTAGGGGGTCTACTAATGTAGTAACTACTTCAGGAATAAATGATGTATTTGAAAGGATAGTAACTTGCGCACATTCTCAAACTACAACAATAGCAGTATTTGGAGCGAGTCCTCACACATCAGCAGGAGCAATTGATGTAGACAGAACAAAATATATTCGTGTAACCAACTTGGATTTAAGTGCAGAAATTGAGTTAGCAGTAGTAACAACTAACACTAATTATCAGATAACAATTAGAGGAGGTTGTTCTCATCTTTTATATCAAGGTGGTGCAATTGCTTTAGGTGAAGCTGATACAAGTCCTTCTTTTGGAACAATGGAAGACGTAACATCTTTACAAGTAAGACCAGTAGGTGCTTCTTACAATCCAAGAGTAGAAGTATTTGTAGGACTTGAGTAATGGATACAGCTAATATAGAAAGGTACTTAAAAAGCTTCGGTCAGAACGTAGTAGAAGATTCTAAGAAACTGTTGTGGTCAGAAAAGGGGAATACCGCTTTAGGCAAATCAATTAGGTTTAAAGTTGAAAAAACAGCAGATGGCTTTAGCACCAAATTCTATATGGATGATTATGGAACTTTTTTAGATGAAGGAGTTTCAGGAAACAAAAAGCCACAATCTTTTACAGACTATAAAGGAAAGACTAGAAAAAGCTCTTACAGTTATACAACCAAAGGTCCTCCTATTGACATACTTTCTAAATGGATAAAAAAGAAAGGAATAAAAGGACATGGAGTTAAAAAAGGAAGGTCTAAGAATACTGGTCAATTTGTTTCAGGGTTAGCTTATTTAATAAGCAAAAAAATAAAAAGAGATGGAATAAAAAGTCTTAGCTTCTTTCAAAAACCTTTAGGTTTATGGTACGATAGATTGCAAGATGATTTTTTAAAAATATTTAAACAAGACATACAAAGCTATTTAACAACATTTACAAAATAATATGCCAACATATACCACAACAATAGAACAAGCTCTACCTTTTGCATTTACACCTGTTCAGCAAGATTTGATTATAATAGTCGGAAATAGTTTGGCAGTAGCTAATGAAACAGGAGTTAAATTCTGTTTAAAAGTAAGTTTAATTGATACAACTGTTATTGGTAATTTTAAAACTACACCAAACAATGAAGGGTATGGGGTGTTTGATGTAAGCAGTATAGTAACAAACTATGTATCGGCAGATAATGAAGCAGTAGGGAAGTCTCAATATAAAGAATATGGAGCTAAAGGGTTAGACAGATTTCCTTTACATATTATAGACAAATACAGCCTACAAACAAAAGCTTTAAGACAGATTCAGTTTGACGCTTACACTGAATATACAGACTCAGATGGTGTTGTTGTACAAACAAATAGTGCTTTCGGAGGTTTCCATAATTTCTTTAATGGGTATGTAAAAGAAACAGATAAACTATCATTTTCTTCAAGCCTTACAAATTTTGGAACTGGTGCTGCTGTTAATGGTGGATTTGGTTATGATACAGAAGCCTTTAAATTAAAATTAAATTACGACCCTCCACACAAGTTTTTAAGTAATTCTCCATCTATACAATGGGCTACTCGTAATGACTATGGAACTATGGCATTTTTTCCAAAGTGGCAGGGTGATGCGTTTACATCTACACTTGGACTACAAAATCACGTTCACGCTTATAGAGTAATAACTTATACTGGATTAAATGCAACAGGTAGTCAGCTTAGCGTTATTGATATTGACAGAACTTATCTTAATGGAGCATATGATGGAAATTCAAGCTTCACTGATTTTTTAGACATAGAAAAAGAATTGTTAATTTATTTTGGAGCATTTCCTGCAAACTTATATAGTGCGTCATCTACTTTTGCAAGTGATTTAGATACGAAAAGTAGAATGCAGTCTTATACTGTACATTTAATAGATGAGTCAGGAGAGCCGCTTACTCTAACAGAAATTAAAATTATTAATATTTTATGTCCTACTTTAAAAGGTTATGAACCTATCCGCCTTGCATGGCTAAACCAATGGGGAACTTGGGATTACTTTACGTTTAATCAAAAGTCTACAAAAACTATTTCAACAAAAGGTAGCACATATAATCAATTAGGAGGGGATTGGAATAAGAGAACTTTTTATCCTAAAGGATATAAGGGTGGAAAAAAGTCGTTTAGAGTAAATGCTACTGAAAAGATAAAAATGAATACTGATTTTATTACTGAAGAGCATTCAGAATGGTTTGAAGAACTAATAAATAGTCCTGAAGTTTACATTATTAAGGGATGGGAATCACCACGTCATATAACGAATACTAATACTTTTGATTCTCTTAATACTTATGCAACACCCGTAAGACTTACAACTACGAGCTTTACAAAAAAGACAGTTGCAAATGACAAACTAATTCAATATACATTTGAAGTAGAAAAAAGTAAGACACTTAATACTCAGTCAATATAATGTCAGTCCAATTAGTAGTATATCCACAATGGTATGAGGGGATTCCAAGTGGTGGAAGTGGTGGTGGCGAATTGTTATCCAATCCAACTGATTTTTCAGCAGCAGGAACAGGTACTTTGTTTTCAGTAGCAGGACTGCCAGGAACAGTAATGGCTGCTAATAATGCAACTATGACTACTAATACTTGGTATGGGTTTTATAGTTCAATAGGAGCGGTAGCAACAGGACCAAATATTGTTTTCTTGCAATATCCTCAATCTGGTATATATCAAAAAATTGGAAATCTTACAACTGGTGCTGTATATGATGTAACAATAACTTTTGGAACTGTTTTAGCACAACCTGTAAGAATAGATATTTATAATGGAGGTACTTTTGTTAGTCAAGTAGCTACTGTTGCTTCAGGAGCAAGTAATGAGGGAATAGTGCAATTTACAGCACCAAGCGCATCAGAAACAATATTAGTTATTTCAACACTAGGGCAAACATCAGCTTCTTCTGATGCTTATATTATAGCCACTTCAGTTAAATTGGCTTCAAACGGTCCTTCTGTAGGTATTAATCATATTGGGGAAGGCTCTGTTATTGTTGATTTATATGAAGATGAAGATATACCTTTGACTTTAAGTGTTGATAATTTTAAGAATGCTGCTGAAAGTGTACAATCATACTCTAAGGCTTTTAACTTGCCAGGAACAAAAAGGAATAATCAGATATTTGACAATATGTTTGAGATTACACGTAATGTAGATGCAAATTCAATCCACTTTAATCCTTTAATTAAAACGAGAACAACATTAAAACAAGACGGAATTTTATTATTTGAAGGTTATCTGAGAATGTTAGATATATCAGAAAAGGATGGAGAAGTTAGCTACAATGTAAACTTGTATTCAGAAGTAGTTGCTTTAGTTGATGCTTTAAAGGGTAGGACATTATCCGATTTAGGTTTTAGAGAATTAGAGCATGATTACAATAAAACGAATATATTAAATAGTTGGAACGACATAGGAACAGGTATATCTTATCCAATGCCAAACGCTTCAGGTTTTAGAAATGATAATACCACTATGAAATATCCTTTTGTAGACTGGAATCATCAGATGGTTGTTTCAGATGGAACTTACGTTACAGCAGGGAATCCTGAATTAACTAAATTAGAACAAGCATTTAGACCTTTTATAAATGTTAAATATTTAGTAGACAGAATTTTTAATGCTCCTTTAACACCATTCACATATACATCTAGTTTCTTTGATTTAAGTTTGTTTGAAAACTTATACATGGATTTTAATTGGGGTGCAGAACCTGATGGAGCTTCAACTAATAGGGTTGGAGACTTATATCAGAGAAGTGATGCTACTCAATTTTGGATGACTCAATCTTGGCAACTTATAAATTTACCTACAACTCAAAGTGGAGATAACAGTTTATGGAGTACAAATAAATTTGTTTCAGATGTAAATAATTTAGAAGTTTCAGGCTCTTTTTATTTACGCTTATACAACACAAGTGGATTCCAAACAAGAAGTGTAAGCATGAAATTTGTAAAGTATAATGCACAAGGAGTAGCTGTTGAAACTTTTGGCTCTGTAAATGATGATTTGAGTCCTACAGGAAGTTTGCCTGATATGCAAGGTACGTTTTCCACAACATTAAATACAGGAGAATATATTGCTCTAGCAGGTAAACAAGATTCAAGTGCGGGTGATGTAAGAATATCTAACTCAACTTTTAGTTATATAAATGTAACTTATAATAACAATGCGGCACAAGCCGATACTCTTTTAGAAACAGCTAGAGGGGATATAAACCAATGGGATTTCTTAAAAGGTTTAATGAATATGTTTAATTTAGTAACACTTCCAGACCCTGAAAATATTAATAATGTTATTATAGAAACCTATGAAGAAATATTTGTAACTCAGCCACTTAGTGTATTCGGACCTGGAGGTACGACCTTGAAAGAAAGAGGAATATTTTATGATTGGACAGATAAGGTTGATGGTTCTACTATGAAGCTAGAGCCATTATTAGATACAAAAGCAAAGGTTGTTTTTAAGTTTGTAGAAGATGATGATGATTACACTTTTAATGTTTATAAAAAAGGAACAGAAGGTCATTTGTACGGAAGTAGTGTTTGGTTTGAAGAAGATTTAACTCTTTTAAGTGGTGAAGATGAAGTAGTAGCAGAACCTTTTGCCGCTACAGTTATAAAGCCTTTAATGAGTCAGTATCCTGACTTAATAGTACCATCTATTTATGCTATGAATGATGATGGAGAAACAGAAGGATTTGAAAATGCTCCAAGAATTATGTTTAACAATGGAGTAAAAGATTCAGGAACTACTTATTATATCCCCACACAAAACGGAGTTGCTGGTGCGACTGAAACTGATTACTTACAATTTAGCCACTTTACTAATACACCTCCAGGAGCTACTAATATTGATATTAACTTTGGAACTTGTCAATTACTTCCAAATTATACACCTATCTCATCTGATTTATTTACTCTATTTTGGCTACCTTATTTTGCAGAACTTTATAATCCAAACACTAGGTCAGTAACTTTGAAGGTTGATTTAAGTCCTAGTGATATTAATACATTCAAATTCAATTATAAGGTTATGATAAAAAATAGAACTTTTAGAGTTAATCAGATAAACTACAAGCCAAATGATTTTGCAACTGTTGAATTAATACTACTACCATAATGTCAGCAAAATACCCTCCAACTGAGCCAAACTTTATTTCAGGATTTAACGTGAAACCAGGACCTGTGAATAATTTAGGACTTGTAACTTTTGTAGATAGAGATGGAGATGAAATATCTCCAAACCAAAGACAATGTAGAGCTTATGGTTATACTTATGATAATGCTACAAATACTTGTAGAGCATTTCAACCAAGTCAAGCATTACAAACGAGTTTAAGAACTGAAGACAATACAGTAAATGGTCAAGGAAATACAATAGGTATAGGAACTACTAATAGTTATGTAATGGGAGCAAAGAATACCATTATTGGAAACTCAAGAAATAACATAGTAGTAGGAAACAATAATACCATTGCAGAGTATGTAGATAATGCTAACGTCTATGGCACTTTAGGTGAAGCTACAGCCATTAACTCAATAGTCTTAGGGGGTAATGCTGCTGGAGATAATTTAGGCGAAAGACAGACAATGACTTTTATGTATGGCTGTCAAACAACTGATGGAAGTACAGTTGATGCTTTTCTAAACAATACAACAGATAGCTATTTTGTAGTGCCTACAGATACAGCTATTTATTTTCAATCTGAAACTTTAGCAGTAAGAGTAGGAGGTACAGCAGCAGGAGCTGTTGGTGATTTTAAGTCTTGGGTTGAAAGAGGTGTAGTTATAAATAAATCAGGAACATTAAGTATTCAAAGGTCAAGAACATCACCTGCAAGTTCTGGAACAACTACAAGTTGGAGTCCTATAAATTCAGTTTCAGGAACAAACTTCTTACAAACAGTAAAAGGAAAAGCAGACATGACATTAGAATGGGCTTCAACAATTAGAATGACACAAATAAAAACAGGAGTAGCACTTTAAAAAATAAAGATATGGCAAAAGAGGTTTTAGAAATGGAAGTTAAGTCAAACATTAAATCAGTAACTAAAGATACTGATAAAATGACTAAATCCGTCAAAGATGCTAAAGAAGAAACAAAAGGTTTAGCAAAAGAAACTGAAGAAGTAGGAGAAGCTGCTAAAAAATCAAGTGGTGGTGTCAAGACATTAGCTAAGGGATTTGGTAGTTTAATGAAGTCTTTAGGAATAGTAGCATTAATAGCTACAGCTTTTACAGCACTAAAAGAAGCGTTAGACAGGAATCAAAAGGTAATGAATGTTGTTAATACTATAATGACTACAATATCAATAACTTTTAATCAAGTTGTAGATGTTTTAACTGATACTGTAAAATGGGTAACAGAAAGTAGTGATAGATTTGATGGCTTAGGAAAGGTGCTTACAGGATTAGTAACTATTGGGCTAACACCTTTAAAGTTAGCGTTTTTTGGTGTTAAGTTAGGAATTGAACAATTAATGTTAGCTTGGGAAAAAAGTCCGTTAGGTGGTGGAGATGAAGATAAAATAAAAAATCTAACAAAAAGTATTCAAGAAACTAAAACCTCTATTGAAGGAGTTGCCACAGCAGCAGTAAATGCAGGAGGAGATATTGTAAATAATTTTGGAGATGCAATTGGTGAGATAGGTTCTATTGGTAAAGTAGCTATTGAAGGTATATCTGAAATTAGTATTAAAGCAAATCATGAACTAGCAAAGGCAACAACTGAAGCTGTAAATAGCTCGGCATTAGCAGAAGCGGCAATACAAGGATTGATTGAAAAATACGATAGACAAGCAGAGTTGCAAAGACAAATTAGAGATGATGAAACAAAAACATTTGAAGAAAGAATAGAAGCTAATAAAAAGCTTGGTGAAATTCTTAATGAGCAAGAACAAGAAATGTTAAAATTAGCAGACGCTAGAGTTGCATCAGCAGCTTTAGAGTTATCGGCTAATGAAGACAACATAGAACTTCAGGTTGCTTATAAACAAGCATTAAATGATAGAGCTGGAGTAGAAGCTCAAGTAGCAGGATTCAGAAGTGAACAGCTTACAAACCAAGTATCTTTAGAAAAAGAATTAGGAGAAGTACAAAATGAGGTTCTTTTAGCAGGATTAGAAGGATTAGCTCTGGAATTAGCTGAACTAGAAAGAGCTTATGAATTAAAATTAGAAATGGCTAGAAAAGCAGGAGCTGATACTGCTGCTATTACTGAACAATATGAGAAAGAGAAAGCTACTATTGTAAAAGGCTATCAAAAAGAAGGAGAAAGGTCTAGTGAAGAACTTGCTAAAAATCAAGTTAAATGGGCTGAGATGACTGCTAATGAAAAAATGAATCTAGCATCAGAAACAGCAGGGAATCTATCTAAGGCATTAGGAGAAGAAACAGCGGCAGGAAAAGCAGCAGCTATAGTACAAGCTACTATTGATACTTATAAAGGTGCTACAGCAGCTTATGCTTCTTTGGCAGGTATTCCTGTAGTTGGTCCTGCTCTTGGGGGTATTGCAGCGGCAGCAGCAGTTGCTTCAGGTATCGCTAATGTGAAAGCTATTACATCAGCAGGAGGTGGAGGAGGAGGTGGAGGAGGTATGTCAGACAACTCTACCGCTACTGAGCAACCACCAGCACCACAAATGATGTCAGGTTCTTTTGATTTAACAGGGGGAGAAGCTCCTGCACCTATCAAAACTTTTGTTGTAACCGACGAGATGACCTCGAGTCAAGCACAGCTTGCAAATATAAGACGTAGAGCAACAATTTAAAAATCAAACAAACTAACTAAAAATCTATATATAAATATGCCGTGTACTAAATGTAAAGACGATAACTATAAATGGGGGAATACTGGTGAGTGTAAATACGCCACCAAAGAAGCCTGTGAAGAAGCTAATCCTAAAAAATACAGTAAGATGAGACCAACACCACTTGGAAAGAAGTCGTATGAAGAATACGCAAAAGAATTAAAAGAATATAATTTAAGTTCAGCACATAGAGTAGAGTTGGGCTTGGCAGATGATGTAGAGAAACAAACTTTACAAGCTAAAGAAATACTCTCTACATTAAAAGAACAAAAAAAGAAAGTAGATGTAGAGCAAAAATACTTTGACAAAATTTCTAACCAAAGAGAAAAAAACAAGGATAAATCAGCAAAAGCAGCAGATAAGTTTTTTGCCTTACAAGATAAATATCAAAAAGCAGAAGTGGCTTATGATGATGCAGAAGAAGAATTAAAAAAATCTATGCGTTTTTTAGAAGAAAGTAACAAAGAGCTAAAAAAGCTAGACGCAGTTTTGCAAAAAGAAAACAACAAAGCAGGAAAACTATCTAAAAGTTTAGTTAAAAATTTAAACAAACTCGAAAAAGCAGCAAAAGATTTAGGGGTTAAAATACCAGGTGTAGATAATGGCTATAAGATAGTTAATCAATTATTAAGCCTTCTTCAGCAAATACAGAAATAATAATATGAAAGAAAATAACTCCGTTACTAAAATAGTAGAATTAGTAATAGCAGATGATAGTCAAGAACTAGCTATTGATGCTATCTCGCTTGTTCACTCACCTGCGATAGAATCTAACTTTGTATTTTTCGGAAAAGAGAAAAACAACTTGACATTTGCTAAGGTAGATGAAGAAAAGAGAATGCTTGTAAGTCCTGCATTAATTCCTAATAAGCAAATCTTTAGATACGACCCTAACACCGATTCAGACTACTATGTTTATTTTAGTCCTGAAACAGTACGTAAGGCTTCTGAGTTATATTTAAAACATAACAACCACCACAAAGCTACTCACGAGCATTCTGAGAGAGTTTCAGGTGTCTTGACTGTAGAGTCTTGGATTAAGGAAGGAGACAGCGACAAGTCAAAAATGTACGGATTTGATTTACCTAACGGAACTTGGTTCGTTAAAATGAAAATAGAAAATGAAGACCTGTGGCAAAAGATAAAAGCAGGTGAACTTAAAGGACTTTCAATAGAAGGCTACTTTACTAATAAATTTGAACAAATGCAAAATCAAGAACCAACAACAGAAGAAGTAAGAACTGCACTAAAAGAATTGTTAAGTGTTCAGAAGGTTGAGTTGGGGCTAATAGATGATTTTGAAAAGCTATCTAGCAAAGCTATAAAATCAGGTACTAATGCAGGTGGAGATGTCCAAGATTGGATAGACAAGCTACCTAAGTTAATTTCAGCATTAAGAGATTCGGAAAAAGACCAAGATTTAGTCGTTACAATGGGTGAGAAAATAGAAAAACAAGCAAAAGAATTAGGAGTAGATTTACCTAAAAATGTTACAAAAGGACTAACAGGTGCTAAAGAGTGGTCAAGTGAAATAAAATCTATAATAAAAAAAGCTCAAGGATTTAAATTATAATAAAATATGAAACCAACAACAGAACAAATACTAAGTGCTTTAAACAAGCTAATAAGAGAAAACAAAACTGAACTAAAAGCAGAAAAGGTTGAGTTGGGAGATATTGATGATTTAAAAAAATTAGTAGATAAGTCTAAAAAGATATTAAAAGAAGTAACTACTTTGGAAAAGAAAATACAAAGTGAACAGAAAACATTAAGAAAAGCAGTAGATACTTACAATAAATTTGCTAAAAATTTAGATGAATTTGAAAAAGAAAAATCACCCTTACAATCAAGAGTTAGAAATGGGATAGACGGAATTAGAAAACAAGCAAAAGAATTAGGTATAAATGCAAACAAAATAGATGGTATGCAAGAAGCGATTACAGTAGTTGATGAATTAGCAAAAAGAAGTGCTTTAGGTGGTGAAGCAAGTTTAATGTTTATGAGCTAAAAAATCTAAAAATCAAACAAATAAATAATTATTCTATTATATAAATACAAACTTACAATAAATAAAAATTACTATGGATTTAAAAGAAAAAATATTAGTTGCTTTAGGACTTGATACTGAAGTTAAGTTAGGTTGGCAAGGCAAATCAGAAGATGGTACACTTTTTGTGTCTACTGCCGAAGAATTAGAAGCAGGTGTAGACATTTCAGTTTTAACTGAAGACGGAACTACAATCTTATTGCCTGTCGGAACTTATAAGACTGATGATGGTCTTTCTTTCAGAGTTGAAGAAGAAGGTATTGTTGCTGAATTAATTGAGTCAGAAACAGAAGAAGAAGAAACTACTGAAGAAGAAATGGCTAAAGAAGATGAAGACAACTATGAAGAAGAAGCAGATGTAGCTGATTGGGCTGGTATGGAGAAAAGAATCCAGAACTTAGAAGATGCTGTAGCTTCACTAAAAGAAGAAAAAGTAGGGGGTGATGATGAGGTTGAAGAAATGGCTGAAGAAACTCCTGAAGTTAGGTCTACAAATCCAAAAACTATAACTACTAAAGAAGTAGTAGAATTTTCAGCAGAAGATGAGTTAGAAAAATTAAAAGCTGAAAACGAAAAATTAAAAACGGAATTAGCAGAAAGTCCTGCTGACACTCCAATAAACACAAATAAATTTAGCTCAGAAAGAGCAACTCCTACAAAGAAAGAAATTGGCAAAATGACTAAGCAGGAGAAATTTTTATATAACTTATACAGATAATAACTTAAAAAAAACAAAAAATTATGGCACAACCAACAATTACGGGCAGCACATTTGCGGGGAAGGCAGCTGGATTCTATATTTCAGCGGCTTTAAAAGAAGCAAAAAGTATTGACTTTTTAACTTTAATGGAAAATGTAAAGTTTAAATCAGTTCTACAAAGAATGTCTCATGGAGCAGATGGCTCAGGAAATGGAGTAGTAAGAAATTCTACTTGCGATTTCACAGGAGCAGGGAAACTTGAATTAACAGAAAAGGTGTTACAGGTTAAGGATTTACAAGTTAATATGGATTTATGTTCATTAAACTTGTTATCTAGCTGGGAAGCTTTAGAAATGAGAGCAGGAGCAGGTGCGCCACCTCCAGCATCTTTTGATGACTATGTTATTTCTTATATTGGTGAGATTATCGCTAATCATGCAGAAAACAACATCTGGACAGGAACAGGAGCTACAAATGGAGAATTTGAAGGATTTTTAACAGCTACAACGGGAGCTTTTGCTGTTGATGGAACAGTTCATGCAGATACTGCAACTGCACCATATTCAGTAACAAATATTATTGATAATTTACAAGCTTTGACAGCAGCAATGGCAGCTAACTTAAATTCAGCTTTAACTAAAGATGATATGCACATTTATATGAATGCTAAAACTTATGCTTTATATATCTCAGCAGTATCTACTTTAGGATATGTTAATGCTTACAATATGAATGGAGATTACCAACCAGTATTTGAAGGGTACAAAATCGCTGTTTGTCCAGGTATGCCTAACAACGAAATGGTAGCAGCAGAAAGAAGTAATTTATATCTAGGTGCTGACCTAGTTTCAGATACTACTAGAATTAACTTATTGGATATGAGTCAATTAGACGGAAGCTCAAATTTACGTTTGGTTTGTAAATATGCAATGGGAGTTCAGTTAGGAATTGGAACAGATATTGTTCACCAGTCATAAATAATATAAAAACGGAGAGGGAGGGTGTCAAAACCCTCCATCTTTATAACAACTTAAAAATTAATCACTTATGGCTTGTACAGCATTAACAAAAGGACGTGGTCTGGATTGCAATAGAATTGCTGCTGGAGTAAAAGCGATATATTTCGCTGTATCTGACCAAGTAACATCAATAACAGCAGCATCAGGTGAAGTAACAGATATAGATATGGGAGCTAATAGTCTATATAAATATGTCGTTCCTCGTGGAAGCACTACAGCGAGTGAAAGTATTACAGGTAGTACTGAAAACGGCTCGTTATTTTACACGCCAACAGTTTCAATGGTACTTAACAAACTCACCAAAGAAGACCAAAACGAAATTAAATTACTCGGACAGACTCAAGTTATCATATTCGCACAGCTTAACGAACAATTAGCTAATGGACATGACGTTATAGTTTGTTTAGGAAGACAAAACTCTATGTCATTAAATGGCGGTACAGCTGATTCTGGCGCAGCATTCGGGGATAGAAACGGATACACTCTTACGTTTGACGGAATGGAAGCAGAACCATTTAATATGGTTGTAGATTATACTGCTACACCATTTGACAATGCAGATTCAAGTGGTGCAATACCAATTGTAGCTTCATAATCTAATTAGTAGTTTTCATATATTCTTAGTTAAGACCTGCTTTTGTGGGTCTTTTCTTTTTTTAATCCAAACAGAATCAAAGTTTTTCTATTATATAGTATAATGATACAAGCATTCACACAATCATCCTTTACTGCCTATATTTCTACAGAAGATAATCGTATAGATACATCAGTTGCTTCAACTCAGATAAGACATTTATTTAAGTTCATAAATGATATGGATGGTTCTATTCAATATGCGTATGGAGCTAGTGAAACAATTTACAATAGATATACAGCACTACCATTTACATATAGTATAACTCCAAATATGTATAAAGGCGAAACAAAGCTACTACCAGCAGGACATTGGAAATATGAAGTCTATGAAGTAAGTTGGATAGGAACAGTATCAGTAAGTGTAGGTTATGCACCTGCTACAGAAACAGATGTATTAAGTCCTGTATCTGATATAAAAGGAGTTGTGCAAGGCTTGGTAACAAAAGGCATTTTAAATTTAACAGAAAAAGCAGGAACAGAGCAAGTACAATATACACAACATGAAGAACCTGCTGGAGATAATTATATATGGTATGGTGGAGGGTCTGCACCTGAAGATACTTTTACATTTTCAGTTAATACAGCTAATACATCTACAGATTCAAGTTCATCTAGTCAATACAAACTACCTTTAGTTGATGCAGGAGCTATTAATATGAAGGTCTATTGGGGTGATGGAAGTGATGATACAATAACATCTTATGACCAAGCAGAAGTATTACATACTTACGCAAGTCCAGGAACATATACTATTAATATAGAAAACGAGGTTAGAGGATGGCAACAATATCAAAGCTCACCAGCAAATAAAAAAGACCACTTAAAGATACTTGAAATTAGTAAGTGGAGTAATTTTACGATAACTGATAATACAGCTTTTTCTTTTTCTGAGAATATGACAGTAACAGCAACTGATAAACCTACTATTGAAACAACAACTTTGGCTTGGTGTTTTAGGGGTTGTAGTAATTTCAATACAAATATTGATAATTGGGATGTAAGTGCAGTAACAAACATAAGTGTTATGTTTAGGGATTGTACTTTATTTAATCAACCTCTAAATAGTTGGAATACAAGTAATGTTGATAATTTTGGTTCTACTTTTCAAGGTTGCCCTGCATTCAATCAGCCTTTAAATAATTGGGATACATCATCAGTTGTTAATTTTTCCAATATGTTTTTTCAAGCAACAATTTTCAACCAAAACATAGGAGCTTGGGCTATGAGTTCAGCAACTAATATAGGTGCAATGTTTAGCACTGCAACAGCGTTTGACCAAGATATAAGCGGTTGGGATGTAAGAAATGTTACAATAGCTACTAATTTCTTTGAGTTATCTGGTTTATCTACAGAATTCTATGACTTGTTATTAGTGTCATGGAATTCTAATACTCCTGTTGCTTCATCATTAACAATTGATTTCGGAACGAGTCAGTATACTTTAGGAGGTACACAAGAAGCAGCAAGAACAAATTTAATAAGCACACATGGTTGGACAATAACTGATGGAGGTGGAATATAATAAATAAATAAATAAAAAAATGGCAATAGAAAACGTACAACAGCTTTTAACAGAGCAATTAGGAAAAAACAGATGTGATGTAATAGCAACAACTGCTATGACAGGAAAGGACTATTATGCAATTCACTTTCCAGTAGAGAGTGTAATATCACACATAGCAGCAGCAAACGCTATAGTAGGAGGTGGAAGTGATATAGCAAATTTAGAAACGACTATACCAGCGGGAAATACGATATTTCTTAATATTTCTGAAATAACTTTAACTTCAGGAATTGGGTTAGCTTATTATGACGAGGTAATATAATGAAGTTAATAAGACTCGGACAAACATTATGTGATGGTAAAGCTGCACCACCACCACCACCAACGGCAAATGCACTTTTGTTTTTAAAGAAGAATACTAATATGTATGGTGGGTTTCACACTGAGGGTTGTGCTGTTGTTGACCCTCCCCGTTCAAGTAATGCTAGTACCATGTATTATGGACAACCTATTACTAAGTGGGAAGACTACAATGGTAGTTCTGTTTATGCTGAACAAACTACTTGTCTTGATTGTCCTCAATATAATTATGGAAGTGCGGAAACTGCTGTCGGGGAAACTCGTTTTTTTGATTTGAATAGTTCTGTTGTTTTGACAGGCGAATTTACAATCTACATAAAAGCTATATTGGGCGCAACAAATAATAACTCTTTTGTAGGGGGTAATTCAACTAATTTTTGGAGAATATCTAATAACAAAGAATTTAGAGTAAGAATAGGAGGTACAGCCAACAATTTATTTACTGAAGCAACCGATACAATAGGAATTAACAATAAAGGTTATATTTTTTGCTTACAAAGAGATGCTTCAGGTTACTTAAGTTTATTTGTAAATGGTAGAGAGTATAATGATAAGCCTTGGGGTTCTACCACAAATCAAGATATTGACACTATGACTATCGGTAATATTGGCGCACAGGCAGATGACACACAAACTTTTGCTGGTAATCTGAATGATGTATTAATTTATGACACCGAGCATGATGCTTCACAAAGAGCTATAATTTACAACTATTTATAATATGAAAGACACAATGATTAACATCAATTTGGAAACTTCCACCTCACCAGTCGTGGCAGAGGTTAGAGGTAAAGATTGGATTGAGTACGGAACAGAAGATTGGAAAAACTTATATCCACAGTTCTTAATAGACCTTTACTATTCAAGCAGTATTTCAGCCGCTATTATTAATGCGACTGCTGAGATGATTGCAGGAGAAGACCTTATTATAGAGGATGAAGATGATAGGGATACGGAAGCTAGAGTTAAGTTACAGAACTTTATGGATAGAGCTAATGGAAACGAAAGTTTACATGAGGTATTAAAAAAGGCAGCTTTTGATTTTAAACTTCAAGGAGCTTTTGCTCTTAATATTATATGGTCAAAAGACAGAACACAAATTGCAGAAATATATCATGTAGCTGTAGAAAAAATTAGATGTGCTAGACCTGATGAGTTTGGAAAGACTCCAGGATATTATATATCTTCAGATTGGTCAAATACTAGACAAAACAAGCCTTATTATGTACCTGCTTTTAATGCAAATGATAGAACTTGTGCTAATCAAATTATGTATTCAGGTCTTTACAGTCCTAATATGAACTCTTATTATACTCCTGACTATGTTAGTTGTAACAATTGGGCTTTGATTGATAGTCGTGTTTCTGAGTATCACTTAAACAATATATCTAATGGGTTTGCAGGGTCGTTTATGATTTCTTTCGCAAATGGGATTCCAACGGCTGAAGAAAGAAACCAGATAGAAAGAAGTCTTACTGATAAGTTTTGCTCAGAAAGTAATGCAGGAAAATTTGTACTGACGTTTTCAGATGATAAAACTAGGACTCCTGAGATTACACCAATAAGTCCTGACAAATTATCTGAACAATATATCGCTTTACAAGAGCTTTTGACTCAAAACATCTTATCAGGTCATAGAGTAACATCCCCTATGCTGATGGGTATAAAGTCCGATACAGGGCTTGGAAACAACGCTGACGAGCTTAATTCAGCAGCAAATTTTTATCATAATACAGTAATTGTAGGATTCCAGGATATGATAGTTAAACAGCTTAGAAAAATCTTTAAGATTAATAATATGGATATGCCTGTAAATTTTGTACAGCTTAAACCAATTACTTTAGAGTTTACTTCTGAAGACCTTAAAGGAATTTTAACAGAAGACGAATTGCGTGAGCAAATGGGGTTAGCTCCCTTAGATGTAGAAGTAAGAGAAGATTTTAGTAAAGTTGGAATGGTAGACGGAAAGCCTGTTTTTAGCACTATAGCTGAAGCTGAAGCTCACGCAAAGACTTTAGGGTGTGAAGGGTATCATGAACACGAATTAGACGGCAAAACGGCTTATATGGCTTGTGAGGGTCATGCAGAAGCTACAGAATTATCAAAATTTATTGAAGAATTTGGAGAAGACGAACCTGAAGGTTATACTCTTTTGGATGAAGAAATGGTAGATGATGAGCATGAAGACTTTGATTTTGAAAATGAATTAAACGAAATAGGAAAAGTAGAACTTGCAACTGTACCTAAATCTGATAGAGACGGCTTAGATGACCAAGATGGTTGGAGTAAAAAAGTTAGTAAATTTTTTAAAGTAAGATACAAATACGATAGAGACCCTGCACTTACTAATAAATCAGGAACTAAAAGAAGTTTTTGTAAAAAAATGATGGGTGCGAATAAGCTATATAAAAAATCTGATTTAGTAGCATTAGATAATAAAGCGGTTAATCCTGGCTTTGGTATTAAGGGTGCGGCAACGTACTCGATTTGGAAATTTAAGGGCGGACCACAGTGTTTCCATCGGTTTATCCGCAAGGTGTATGTAATGGAGTTAGAAGATGCTTGGAAAGAAAAAGACATTACAAGATATGGTAAATTAATTTCTACTGCTAAAGCTAGAAGTCAAGGTTTTTATCCTGAGCCTAACGATAAGAAAGTAGCACAAGCACCAAGAACAATGAAAAATAACGGATATTACAATTAATTATGGCATACGTACTCTTTATATCAGAAGCGAAGCTGAAAGACAGCACCGCACTTCAACTATCAGTTTCAGTAGACCTCTTGCTTCCGTTTGTACGAGAAGCTCAGAAGCTCTATGTAGAAACAGCATTAGGAACTGACCTTACACAACACCTTAAAGACCAAATTTCAGCAGGTACTTTATCAGGAGCTGATAAGACTTTAGTAGATGAATACATTGGTGATATGCTTCCAGGATACAGTCTTTACCACGCTATCCCGTACCTCAGACACAAGGTGGAAAACGGAAATATTTACTCTAAGACTTCCGAAACTGGTACACCTTTATCAACGGAAGAAGCACAAGCGTTTAGGGAAGAAATTTTAAATACAGCGTCTTATTACAGAGAAAGGATGATAGACTACATAAAAAACAATATATCTAGTTTCCCAGAATACAGTACAAATTCTGGTTCTGACGTTTCACCATCATCTGAAAACTATTACAACGGAATGAATCTTGAAAGACCAAGACAAGGAACTAGACTTACATTAAGAGATTTTCTAACTCCTGATTTAACATAATGAAGAAACATTACAAAACAAAACCAAAAAACATAACTAAATTAAAATCCTACTTGGATAAAAAAACTATAAAAAATGACAGACCTAAAAGACACACTACAAGTAGGATTAGCTAATGGTTCAGCTATCGGCTTTACTTTAGCAAGTGCAAATGAAATATTAAGTTTCATTGCTTTGGTACTTTCTATAGCATATACAATATATAAATTTTTTAAATTTGACACTAATAAATAATGCCTAAGAAACGTAAGCTAAACAGTTTAAATCCTAAGTATCAACCTGAAGCAATAAAAGATGATAAAGTGGTTAAGAAGTTTATTAAAGAAGTTAAAGGCGTTAAAGTGTACGCAGTCTATTCCAAGTAATTTGGCAACAATCAATCTTCTTATTATAAGAGATACATTTACAAAAGAATCTACCATTGGTGAGCTTTTTCTTAATGGAGAAAGAATGTGTGATACTTTAGAATTACCATGGAAAGACAATCAAAGAAGTATATCTTGTATTCCTGAAGGTGAGTACAAGGTAAGACTAAGACTAGCAAGAGAATCAGCTACAAGAGACTACTTGCACCTTCTAGTTCAAGATGTACCCAACCGAGATTACATACTTTTTCATAGGGGAAATTCAGCTAAAGATACACGTGGCTGTATCCTAGTAGGATTAGGAAGCCAACAGGACTTTGTTCAGAACTCAACTTTAGCAATGGATTTATTGATGAAAGAAATCATTAATTTAGGCGGCACAAACATTAATTTAATAATCAAAAATAAATAATTATGAAACAGTACATTATCACAAAACTCCTTACTTCTAAGAAGGTATGGCTTGGAATCAGCTCTATTGTTATTCCAATTATTGCAACTTTTTTAGGTGCTGATGAAGATGCAGTATCTAAAATATGGTGGAGTTTATTAGCAATGTTAGGTGGTCAATCATTCGCAGATTTTGGAAAGTCCAAAAAATAGATATAGACTAAAGCCACATGAAATAGTGGCGTTAAAAAAAATGAGGGAAACCGAAGCCAGAAATGTTCTGGTTATCGGTGACCTTCATGAACCATTCTGTCTTGATGGTTATCTTGACTTCTGCTTAGAACAATATGAAACTTTTAATTGTACTTCAGTAGTCTTTATAGGCGACGTTATAGATAATCATTATTCTAGCTACCACGAGGCTTCTGCTGATGGTTTAGGTGGCTTAGACGAACTAGAATTAGCTATCAAGAAAATATCAAAATGGTATCAAGCCTTCGGAGATGTAGGCACAAAAGTCATAATCGGAAACCATGACCGTATTATAATGCGTAAAGCGCAAACATCTTCTATTCCTTCTAAATGGATTAAATCTTATAAAGAAGTATTGCAAACTCCTAATTGGGATTTTGTAGAACGCTTTGAACAAGATGAAGTACAATACATTCACGGTGAAGGTGGAACGGCTAGGAGTAAATGTCGTGCTGATATGATGAATACCGTACAAGGTCATCTCCATACACAATGCTATACAGAACATTATGTTGGTAAAAAATTTAGAGTTTACGGAACTCAAGTCGGTTGCGGAATTAATCATAAATCTTATGCCATGGCGTATGCTAAGTATGGAAAAAGACCTGCCGTTGGTTGTGCTGTAATATTAAACAATGGTAAAACACCTTTAAATCTTTTAATGCCTTTATAATGAAAATAAAGGATTCTACTAAACTTACTTTATTTTATATGCTATTAATTGTAATAGTATTACTTTGTAGCATATAGTTTTTACCCTACCCTTTAGCCGTTTTAGGCACTTTCTCACACTTTTTATACTAATATACTAGACAGCACTTAAAGTCGCTGTAATCTAGTAAACACCATTACTAACATTATAATTGTTAATAACTTTGTAAATAAAGTTGTTGATATGTCAGTTAATCCAAATATTTGTTTTATTTTTGTTCCATAATTAATTTAAAGAATAAAAGAAAATGAAAACAAGAGAATTAAAAACAAGATTAATAGATAACGAAGAATTATTAACTTTTAGCAACGAAAAAGATATATTTGATATTGGAACTATTGGTGGTAAAATAAGATTTCAAATTAACGGCAAAAGCCAACCAAGAAAAACAAATTTTGATAAGTTTTGGACTATAAAAGACATACAAGATTTGATAAAAGAAAACAGGTTGCAATTAGAAGAACTATAATAATTAATAACTAAAAAAAAAGAAAATGAAAAATTTAAACATTACAACAGGTGCAGACTACAAAGTAACTCACAAGCTGACTAAATCAGTTCAGTTTATGAATGCTCAAGAAGTTGCAACATTTGTATTCAAAAATGACTACAAAAAATATGACATAGAAAATACAGAAAAGAGATTTGTAGATAAAATACCATCTTGGCTTTTATATACTTCTTTTATAATATTAATGACAGCTTCAGTATTTCTACACATACACCTTAACTACTAATGGAATTAAAATGCGAGACCTACTACTTTTATCCTAATGGAGAATACAAGACATTCTCAAAATGGGATAGCCAACTTTATTGTTTCTCAAATGACGTAAAATCTATCAGTTCTTCGGTCAGGATTTTTGGCACTCAGAAGCAAATAGATGCAGCTCTTGATGACATCTGTACACTTACAGGACTTAATCTTGATGAAACCTTTCCTTACGAAACAGAAAAGAAAGGTAGCTATTGGGAAGAGATAGTATTTAGTGAAACCAGAAAAGATAAACCAACACTAAAAGAGTATAACAATATTGTGAATAAAAAGCTCAAGCAATATAAAGAAGCATACAAAATAAATAAAAGAGCTTTGATATTAAATTTAAAATAGTATTTTTAACAAAATTATTAACTAACAGATTAGATATGAATTTAGAAGAATTAAAACAAGAAATGCCTTTCAAATGGAGGGTGCAATCAGCAAATCAATGGGGAGCGTCTTGCGTAGCTTATATAGATGCAAGAGATTGCCAAGACTTATTAGACCAAGTATGTGGTCAGGAAAATTGGCAGACTATATATTACGAAAGTGCAGGTCTACTATTTTGTAAAGTGGGAATAAAAAAACAAGATGAGTGGGTATGGAAATCAAATACAGGTTCAGAGTCTAATGTAGAAAAAGACAAAGGACACGTTTCAGACGCATTTAAAAGAGCTTGTGTTGAATGGGGGATAGGAAGATTCCTTTATCGTAAGACTATTGTAAAGCTACCTGTAAAGGAAAAAAATGGTAGGTTTGCTCCTTACTCAGCAAAGACTGGTAAGTTTATATATGGTGATGATATTTCAAAATGGTGTAACTCAATAAATAACAAATAATTAATTAATAAAGACCTGCAAAAACAGGCACAATAAAAATGAAAATTATAGGAAAATTAGTAAAAAAATTAGACAGAGAAACAGGAACATCAGATGCTGGTAAATCTTGGGAGAAGCAATTAATCTTTATTGAGCAGTCAGGAGTAAAATACAAGAAAGACGTAGTAGTTACTTTCTTTGGGGATAATGTTAAAAGTCTTAGAGATATACAAGAAGGCTCAGAGGTTAGTGTTTCAGTCAACTTATCCTCAAGAGAGTTTAAGGGCAAATACTACCATAATATTGATGGTTGGTTTATCGCTAAGATAGGGGAAGAAACAGTAGGCAACAAGTTTGTTACTACTGATGATAATGATGATTTACCTTTCTAATGATAGAAAAAGACAACTTCAGATACATCTGTGAAATTACAACTAGAGCTTTAGGCTTTACAACAGATGACCTTGCTTTAAAAAGCAGGAAGCGACCACTACACATTGCAAGAGCAGTAGCTGCTTATATAGGTAGAAAAGAAGAATCTATACATCCTAAGATAATTGCAAAAGCATTTAAAAGGGATAGAACTTTAATCTATCACTATGAAAAGTGTCACAAGGATAATTATGCAAACTGTGAATCTTACAGGAAAGCCTTTACTAAGGTCTATAAGGCTTACAAGAGTATAGATGAGGACAGGGAGGTATTTTTAGATGGTGATTTTATGAAAAAATATTTACTTAAAAATGGAGTTAAAGAATCTAAAGCTGATAAAAACTCACAAGTAATTTTAGAAGTAACAAATGATAAGGTTAAATGTAAAATCAGAACATCTTATTTTGACTTCAGTAATCAATTAGAAATTATTAAGTTTGTCCTTAAAAATTATCATTATACAATTAAGATTATATGACCAAGCCTAACTATTATGCAGTTATCCCTGCCGAAGTAAGATACAGTAAAAACTTGACACCGAATGCTAAACTACTTTATGCAGAGATAACTGCCTTATGTAATATGAATGGTAAATGCACAGCTTCAACTCAATACTTTTGTAGACTCTATGAAGTTAGTAGGGCATCAATTCAAAATTGGCTAAAGCTATTAGAGAAAAATGGATATATAACTAGGGATGTAAAATATAGACAAGGTAGTAAAGAAATTTTGTCTAGGTCTATTAAATTGGTAGACAACCCTAGTCTAAAAATGTGTACAGATAATACTAATATAAATATAACTAATACTAATCTTACAGATAGTAATAAGAAAGCTCTCTTTAAAAAACCAACTTTAGATGAAGTTAAAAATTATTGTATCTTACGCAAGAATAATATAGATGCAGAAGCCTTTATAGATTTTTATGAAAGCAAAAACTTTATGATAGGTAAAAATAAGATGAAAGACTGGAAGGCTGCTGTAAGAACTTGGGAACGCAGAGAAAAGGATAAACCAGAAACTATGAGTAAAATACATCAGCATTTACAAAAGAATCTAAATGTTAAAGAAAAATTAAAAAAACAATTTGAATAATGAGATTAATTAAAACAATGTCAAAAGAAGATTTGATATTATCTTCAGTTGATTTAGTAAGTAAGACTTACATAGAGTTAGGGCAAAATAATGTAGAAGAAGAAACTATTGAAATAATGGCTACAAGTTTAGCTGCTGACTTAGCTAGAATGTATAAGAATTTCTATTTTGAAGATGCAGAAAAAGCATTTAATTTAGGAGTAAGAAGTCCTATAACAAATGACTTTATACATTTAACTGTTCCAACTTATATGAAATGGCTTAGAAGACATCAGGAATTAATATGGGATGCTAGGTCAAGAGTAGATAAAGGAGAAAATCCCAAGCAAGTTCCGCATTTCAGACCTGAACCAAAATTATTAAAATGACAAAAGAAAAACTTTACAATCCAGATAAGTGTAGCTCCTTTAAAATGCAATTTGGATTTGAACAACTAACTAATTATATGCCTAACAACAGAAGAAAAAAATCTATAAATTATGAAAACAATAACAATCACATCAAGCCAAGTAAAGAGTCAGTCTGATGCAATACTCTGGCACTTAAAGACTTATGGAAGTATAACGAGCTATGAAGCCATAAAGGAATATGGAGCTACAAGACTTTCAGCTATTATCTTCAATCATAGAAAAGAAGGCTATGATATTGATAGTTTACCTTTGACTAAAAAGACTAGATTTGGTAGAAACACAACAATTGCTAAGTATATCTATACAGCACCACCTCAAGAATTAGTACAAGAAATGCTGTGGTGAAGTCAATAAGCAAACTTAAAAAAGAACTAGACAAATTTTTTAGCCTTTTCATTAGGCTGAGAGA